AACTTTCACCGTACATCATACACACGCTCTCATTATAATGAGTTGATTTATCAGGTCGTCCAGATGGTCACGTAACGCCTGGTCTGCCGATTCTTTGGTCTGGTCATCGTAAGTTTGCAGCTTTGTGAAGACCAGATAATCACGTTCTACGGTTTTTCTACCGTTCGATCCGTCTTTCAATCGTACCGCTAACTGTGGGATTTGCATACCCGCCTCGTAAAATAATTGTTGACGATGTGATTATGCGGCGATAAGATTAGCCTGTCAACTACAAACGAGGAAAGGAAATGAAACTGATCGATATTTTAGTAAAAGAGTTGCCAGTGCGTGGCGGTTGGCCGGATGGTATGGAATATGTTGTGCAAGATAGCGATGGTAAAGTTAAATTTGGTAAAAATATTGAAAAACTTCAACACCCGAGCATTAATGGGGTTTGGTTTCGCAATGAGCCAAACGGTAACCCTTCATTACTCTTAACCTGTTGTGAAGATTGGTTAACGGCAATCGTTACCCGCGAACAGTACGAAGCGGCGACCACTGAACCACCTGCCACTTTTAACTGTCGTGCGCATCAGTTCTTGGAAAAAGGCGTACAGCACATGAAAGACCGTGCCGCACAACGTGACAGCGAAGATGGTGAGCGTAGTATGAAAGCAACAGTTGACGCTTTCAATGCGATGTTCGGTCACAAGCTGACTGAAACGCAGGGCTGGCAGTTCATGGTGCTGCTGAAAATGGCGCGTAGTCGTAATAAGTTCAATCCGGACGATTACGAAGACGGTGCAGCGTATACAGGGCTGGCAGGCGAGGCACACAGCAATGAACAGAACTGATTTGATTAAACTCGCCGCCGATATGCGCAAAGAAGCATCCATTTTTCGTGAGCAGAGAAACAACGACCGCGCAGGTGGTCTGGAACGTGCAGCCACGATGGTTGATACGCTACTTGCACGCGAAATTAAATACGCGTCAGGTGAACAGGCTTATGCGGGTGATACAGTAGTCTGTGGCGGTGAAGAATTCCGGGTTGACCGTATTGATTATCAGAGTGGTATACTGAAATCATACATAGACCCGACAGGATACGCAGCGTCATGCTGTGTTCTGATTAAACGGGGGTAATTATGGTTCGCAACGGTACTTACGACAACAGATCTGCAGGTATGCGAGAATACTGGGTTGACGGTCAGTGTTATGACTGTCATCCCGCAGAGATTGTTAACGCAGCATACCTGGAACGTCCGGACGGTACAATCAAACCTTTCGGTTCGTATCCCGAAGTAGTCTGGCAAACAGGCGCATGGCTGATTTTTGAAACCGGACCACTGGTCGTTAAGTCCGTTGCGATCGTCGATGCTTTCATGCACAGGATGATAAAAAGTGGCTGATCCGTATCCTAAACTTGCAACCAAAACCGAAGCGGCTATTTATGCCGCTTTAGTCGATGTATGGCAGGCTGTAAAAACATCTTATTCGCTGGCCGACATTGAACAGATTTACCTGACGAACGGTATCGGCGGTATCATGGCGATACTGGATAATCTTGATGCACAGGTTGCCAACCGCCTGACACCGGTCCTGCAGTCAGCAATGGTTGAATCAGGTCGCATTGTTATCCAGATTTTACCCGCGGCGGCAATCACTACCCGCGCATGGTTGCCAGCATTGAGTCTGGCAGCATCACAGACTGCTATGCAGTATGAACTGAACCTTATACGTCAGATTAGTGATACAACGCGTACAGCAGTGCGTCAGTCTGTCGTTGAAGCCGTAGCCACGGGTAAACCTCCCGCAGCGATCGCCAGGCAGTTCCGTAGCAGTATTGGTATTACAGACAGTCAGCAGGTATGGGTGAGTAATTATCGTCGCGCGCTGGAATCAGGCGATAAAAAAGCACTGGATTATGAACTGCGTGATAAACGCTATGACGCCTCTGTACGCGCCGGCAAGCTGTCACAGGATAAAATTGATACGCTGGTGCAGCGCTATGAAGAAAAGCTGATTGTGTATCGTTCTAAAGTGATTGCGCGCACGGAATCGTTACGCGCTGTTGAAATCGCACAGTTCGAAAGTGTCAGCCAGGGTATGGCGGATGGACATATCGATCCGGAACTGGAAAAAGGATGGGTGACAACGAAGGACGGACGAGAAAGACCGTGGCACTACGACCTGTCAAATAAGTGGATCCCGTTCAATCAGTATTTTATTAACAGCCACGGTCAGTTGCTTTATCCACGCGATCCGAACGGCGCAGCCAGCAATACAATTCAGTGCCGTTGTCGCCTTCGCTACCGGTTACCTTCCAGCAGATAGCGCGCTGTACTCTTCGAAATATACATCACCTGTGCAATCTGATTAAACGACAGCCCGATATCTCTGAGACGTCGGGCTTCTTTCATATGGGCGGTAGTCAGCTTGATATACGGCTTACGTTCATAAGCCAGGTCAAGACCCAGCGCATGAGCACGGTTGCGCACTGAGAAGGCTGTTTTGCGGCACGCAGCGGCTATCTGTGACACCGGGTGATGTCCTGCCATATCTTTCAGTAAAGCGTCCTGTTTATCCGTCCAGCGCGGTTTATTCGAACTGAAACTGACCCCAAGTAAACGGGCGCGGGTTTTCACGCCGTTGTGGTTCAGACCGCGCTGTTCTGCGATCTGTTTTGATGTCAGTTTTCCGGCGTTAGCGATGATAAATGCGTCATCGTCAGCGGTGAATTTCTGGTTAGTCATGATCGTGCATCATAAGGAAAGTAATCATGGCGGCGCGGAGTGGGTTAAGATCGGACTGACAGTAGCCGTCTGAATCAGGACCGTGACTATCCCATTTTTGATAATAATCACCCGTATTAGGTGCCATCAGACTGATTCTTTCACGCGCGATAATTGGTCCAGCCTCCGACCAATTTACAAGGTAGTTCTTGTATCCGGTTGTAGTTCTGACAGCATTTAATTTTAATCCGCTCTCGTTGAAAAATTGTCTAACGTTACAATCCAATCCTTCTAATTCAGCAACAGCCTTATTTATCTCAAAACCTGTCATTTCAGCATAATTTTTCACAGTGTCTTTCCTCTATGTGTTTTCAGCATAGATAACATAACACACAATTATTTTAATGTGTATTCGATTTAGTTATAACGATTCAATATTTTTCAATTCATGGCTTAAGTACGATTTGTAATCTATCGTAACAAAGTATTACTTACCCGTCACACAGGTATATATCCGATTATCTACCAGAAATCATATAATTTTTAAGTCCGCACCGAAAACGTTCGGACGTTCGGGAAGCCTTGGTATCACTGGATTTGTGATGATTTTCCAAAAAGCCCGCACAAAGAAAATTCTTTTTATAGTGATCCACAGTAATACATCATTACTACTCTATTACTCTGTATTATGAATTTATTAAAAGTAAGGGAAGTAAGGGGAGAACTGAGGAATGACGCTGGTCCACTGAACTGGTCGTACCACAAAACATATCGGTCATTAGGGGTAGCTAATACCGCTATTAGTAAAACTTATACAGTTGCACTTGACAAATCGCAGTGGTATTCTTCCGCATAGGAGGAACATCGAATGTCCGATAACGTTATCAAAGTTGACACTGCACGCCGTCTCGTATTCGGCTGGGCGCAGGTCTGTACCAAAAACGGCGAAGTTTATTACGACACCGATAATCAGCATATCCCTGAAGACGTAACGCTTGACGCCTGGTCAGATTTCATGCGCAACGGTCGTGTTAACAAAGCGATGCATTCAGGCGATCAGGTCGGCGATGTGGCGTTTGCGTTTCCTGCCTACAGCGATATTTTCAAATCGCTCGGACTGGATATCGGCGATCAGACCGGGATCATTGTCGGTGTTTACGTGAATAGCGACGACGTTCTGAACAAATATCACACTGGCGTTTACAAAGGTTTCAGTGTGGGCGGATCCGTTAACTGGGAGGACGTCGAATAATGCGTTTCGATGGTAAATCAAATAAACAACGCGCCCGTGCGTTTAAACTCACTGAACTGTCAGGAGTGACCACACCTGCACACACTGGTGCTGACGTAACCATTTTCAAAGCTGCTGCAGATGACGGCGCGGTCTACGCGTACAAGCCAAAAGACGGTGAACCGAAATTACGCATTGACGATGCGGCACATGTCGGCGCGGCAATTGCAGCATTGGGTCCGAAAGGTTTTCGCGGTAACAAGGTTGAAATTCCCGAAGCCGACTTACCGGGCGTTATTGCACGTGTTCGCGCAGCCTGGCGTAAATTCCATCCCGATATGACCGATGAAGATATGCCCGCTGTAATTCGCAAATTCGGCGACATGTTTAAATCAGCTTTTGAAGACAGTTTCCAGTCAGCTTTAGCCGCCGAAAATGTACGTTTACAAATGAAACCTGTATGGGATACTATATGGGCGAACGAATGTGCGTTGCGTGAAGCTATTGAAGATGCGGTGAAAGACGGTAAACCTGTCCAACCGGTTCTGAACGAGTATGTAATGAGTCTCGCACAAAGTCTTTTAACCAACGAGGATCCTGCAATGTCCGCAGAACTGCAAAAACAGTTAGACGAGGCGAAAGCGCAGAACGCCGTACTTACCGCAGAAGCGGGCATGAACGACGCGCAGAAAGCCTATTACGGCACGCTGGATGAAACCGCTAAGGCTTCTTTCCGTGCTCTCGATAATCCAACCCGCGATATTATGGTTACCACTGCGAAAGCCGGTGATGAAACTATTAATTTCAACGGTGCTGAAATCAAAAAATCTGCTGTCGGTGATGTGACATTCCAGATCCTGAAATCTCAGCAGGAAGAAATTGCCACTCAGAAAGAAGCGTCAACTGTCGCTAAATTTACTGAAATGGCTAAATCTGCTGATTTCGCTACGCTGCCTGGCGACCTGATTGCTAAAGCATCTGCGCTGCGTGCAATTGACGGTCTGCCGGAAGTTGCTAAAGCGGCAGTTACCGCGATGCTGAAAGCCGGTAACGAAGCAATGAAAGCGCGTCACGCTCCAGCTGGTGCTCACGTCAACCTGGATGAAGGTATGAGTGCGCAGGATAAGCTGGATTCTCTGGCGAAAGCTTACGCTGAGAAAAATAACTGTAGTTTCGAGCAGGCTTCCGTAAAAGTGATGGAAACTGCCGAAGGTGCAACTCTGTATAAAATGATCGACGAGGGCAAGTAATCATGGCACATACTTATGCTGCGCAAGATATTTCTCATCTTACCGGTGCTGCTGTGGCCTTCGGTCAGATTGTGAAATTCAGCGGTGTTGACGAACAGAATGCCGGTCTGGCCGTTCCGTGTTCAACCGCCGGTGAACAGGCTGTCGGTGTTGCGGCTTCTGCTGCTACCGCTGCCGGTGAAACACTGATGATCACCGTAGGTGGTGTCTGCAAAGCACTGTTCGGCGCGACTGTCGCACCGGGTGTTCGTTTCACTACTAACGCTTCAGGTCGTGTGATTGCGGCTGGTGCAGGTCAGGCTGTTCTGGGTACCGTAGTTCTGGGTGCTGGTAACGGTGAGATCGGCTCCGTTCTGTTCGATAAAGACGGCACCGTGCCTTCTGCCTAATAAGGGGATAACTAAATGAGTTCTGCTAACCAGCCAGGTCTGAATTCGGTTCACGTTAACCGCCCGCTAACTAACATTTCTGTCGCAATGTGGCAGGATCCGTCAGTTTTCGCGTTTAACCGTGTATTCCCGAACATTCCGGTATCAAACAAGTCTGACAGCTATTTCAAATTCCGCCTGGCTGATTCGCTGCGTGATGATATGCGTCCGCGCGCACCTGGTGCTGAATCAGCTGGCTCAGGCTACAATTACGACCAGGATAACTACAGCATTAACGTGTATGCACTGCATCATGATATTGCTGATCAGATCCGTGCTAACGCTGACGCGCCTTTGCAGCTTGACCAGGACACCACTCGCTGGTTGACTCAACAGGCTATGATCCGCCAGGAACGTCTGTTCGCCACCAAATATCTGACCGCAGGTGTGTGGGGTATTGATGTAGCAGGTGTTGCAGTATCGCCAACAACTAATCAGGTTCTGAAATGGTCAGATGACGCATCAGATCCGGTTGCTGATGTTAAGAAATACATGACGCAGAGTCAGTTGCTGTCAGGTGTTCGTCCGAACGTTCTCGTACTGTCTCAGGACGTACGTGATGCACTGGACACTAACCCGGCGATCATTGACCGCATCAAGTATTCTGGCGGTATCAGCAATAACACGCCTGTTGTTGTTAATGACACCGCTCTGGCACAGGTATTCGGCGTTGAAGAAGTCATTACATCTTCTGCTATCGCTGCGACCAGTGCTGAAGGTGCGACCACTCTGGTTAACCAGTTTGTAAGCACTGGTACTGCGCTGCTGGCTTACCGTACCCGCACCCCAGGTACTCAGGTTCCGACCGCTGGTTATCGTTTCTCATGGCGCGGATACACCGGTAACAATGAAGGTATGCTGATTAAGAAATTCCGCATGGAACATCTTGAAGCAGACCGCGTTGAAGCAACCCTGGCAACTGACATGCGTGTTGTGTATGCTGCTGCCGGCGTGTTGTTTACCGCTCTGGTGTAATACTGATTAGCCCGCTTCGGCGGGCTTTTTATTACCAGAACATTGACAGTACTATCAGCCAGAAAATCACACATCCTGCAATAATCATCAGCCACGGTTTCATTTTATTTTTTACCGGTTGCCACTGACTATAAGGTCCATCCGTACATACAAACCTGATATCACCATCATCATCCTTAACATTAAACACATTTTTATCCATACAATGAACAGGTATGCTTTTAGAAGTGATACCTATATCTGCATCACCTTCTCCAGCCAAAACTTTGTATGTTTTACCTACTGTAAAACGATCGTTTGCATAAACACACTTTACTAAATCGCCTTTCTTCATTTCTCAACCCTCATGTTTAACCTGATTACAGTTTAATCTATCTGTACACACTGTCAATAATTATTTTAACCTATTTTCATAAATGTTCAGAAGGTATACTGTCTGCCGGAGGTAACATTATGTTCAACAAATCTAAACCAGTATATGCACGCGTACCCTTCACCTTTGCTGGTGAACAGTATGAACCGGGTGATCTGTTTGAAGCGACACCGCATATCGTACAGCGCATGTGGTTTGCACGCCGTCTGACGCACGGTATCGAAGTGAAAACTGACGAAGTGAAAACTGACGAAGTGAAAACTGACGAAGTGAAAACTGA